AATATTAGACTCATCCGGAAAAACACTCACAATGAGACTCCTGATGGTTTCACGGGGTATAAGACCGTAGGACTGTATCAGAGATTTAATGACTGGTTTTAGTCTACGAATCTGCACCTTGAGAGAGAGTTCGAGAACCTGCCCAAAGTCAAAGTTGGTCATGGCAATCAGGAAGCACAGGAGTGCTCCAGCCGATGACCCTGACAGAGTCTCCAAATCTGTCAGAGCACCTGAATCCCACAGCTTGTTGAGCGCGCCGAGCAGACCAAAGTATCCCAGAGCACCTGGTCCTATAGCTAGGTGCTTCATCTATCAGTAGTACTGAGGGAATGTGGCACGCAAAAACGCAAACACAACACCGAAGATCAGGGTATGGGTTGCCTGGATGGACATCTTGGACCCACCCGGTGGCAGGCTCAGGAACGTACCTGGGCTGAGAACATAGAACAGAGCTGAGGATACAACAATGTCAGCAGGCTTGAATGTAAGCCGAAGTACAAACTTCAGCAAAAGAAAGTACAAAATTCCGAAAGTGAGTGCTCCTGTGATAGAGTCAGTCTGGTAGAATGACTTTAGCGCAACGAACAGAATAGCCGGATACAAAACCTTAGGTCCTGTCAGATCCGGAAGTGGCATTTAATTAATACGTAGAGTTTTTGTAAGACCACTCGCAAAACGAGTTGAAAGTGGCAAGATCACAAATATAGCGCTCCTCTTTGTACTGGCGGATACTCATCCACATGTTCAATAGATCCTCAGAGTGCCAATCCTGCCAAGTCTCTGGGTCGAGAGGCTCCATCGACCCATCATCCTGAGTATCATCCTCGATGGCATCTTCACCGTAAAAGATAGAATCCTGAGCATACTCGTTGAAACCCATTTTTCCTTATTGTATATGTAGCCTAAATCTTTAGGCCTTACCCGTGATACCAAGAGACTCTCGCTTCACCTCTGGTGCAGCATCCAAGATGGCCTGGAAAGCACCCTCTGCGCGAGCCTCGTCACCCCCAAAGAAGCTCAGAAGGCCCTTCTTGATCACCTCGCGTGTAATGGGTGCCTTGGTTACACGCTCCTTGAATGAAACCTTTTGCTTATTAACATTTACATTATCAATCTCCTCCTTCTTCATGTACGTTTTGATAAAGACGCGGAGCTCCTTCTCGCGCTTGTTCAAAACTCCGATATCCTTACGGGCTTCGTTCAGCTGCTTCTTGAGCTCGACCCACTCAGTCATGACATCACGAAAATCCTCCATTGTTATATACTAGTTTATATTCTTAAAGTGTCAATCTCTCTGCACCCCACTCGTTAATTTTACCCCTGATGAAGGTGTTCCAACTCAGAGTTATGCGAGGAGTTTCACCCGTGTACTCGAGAACCTCGTGCTGGGCTTTACTAGGGAATACAATAACCTCATTCTTCGAGCAATTGACATGAAAGATTTCCGCATTCAGGTGAGTATTCTCGAGATGCTTGTACATAAAGAAACTGGGATTTGGGGTGTGAAAAGTTGTGCTGAAGTAGTCACCCTCGAGGTATAAAACACCACTCAAAACACTATTAGGATGCCTATGCTGGTGATGAGCCCTACCCTTATATGTTCGGTTCAGCCATGAATCAGTGATATAAATCTCGATCTTAGGATCAGAATGTAAAACATTATAAAAGTAATCTGTTGTGACATCCAAAACTATATGCTTCAAAAGTAATAAACGTTCATCCGATAGGATATCGAAATTCTGGCCAATCTGATTTCTAGTGTTATCCTTGAAATCGACCCAATTCAAATCTAAGGGAGGAATGTCAAACTTGCGCTTGTATATAGGAACACTAAAGAGTGGTATAATCTCATGTTCCGTCATGTTTTATTATTCATTCATTTCTTTATACACGTGCACCAATCTCGAACCCTGGGCGCATCAGATCTGGTGGGATGGTGGATACGTTCCAGATTGAGACTGGGCTGCGTGGGTTGGGGGGCTCGGAGCGCTCCTGGAGGTTGGCATTGCGCAGGTTGCCGCCGATCGTCTCTGGGAAGCCAATCTGCTGGCGGGGGTCAAGGAAGTTCTGGTTGGACAGGACTGAGTCTGGGGAGAATGTACCAAAGTCCTCGTCAGTTGAAACCTCGCGAGGGATCATGTTGCTGTCGAGGCTGGAGCTGACATCCGAGCCTGGCTCCTGACCAAGGGAATAACCTGACTTGTTCTGGCCGAGCAAAAGATAGATGGCGATTGCTGCCAGAACAAACAATGCGAGAGTCTTGCTGTTGCCGTTCATTTAATACTAACGATGGATAAAAAAATTACTCAAAGTCTCCGGGAGCATAGTTTGCACCGGCCTGGACGTCGCTAGAGGCATTGTTGCCAAAGCTAATGTAGCTGTCCGAGTCATAGTGAGCGCGTCTCACTGGTGCCTGTATGCTACCAGAGTATGACGAAGCCTTGCGGATAAAGAAAATGTACAAGAGGACAGCTACGACAATCATCCATGGGTTGATACGGAATGCCATTTATATCTAGTCAAGATAATCATTTGGGTCCTCCTCATCTTCATCATCCTGGAACATGTACTCGGCTGGCACCTTCTTCGAGACGGAGCCAGACTCCTTGACCTGGATGACGCGGAAGATGGGGCCGAAGGACTTTTTGAAAAAGTACACACCCGACAGCTCAACAATCAGATCAACCTTTCCAGACACCTCATCCATCGCCTTGGGCTGCTTGTCCGCGCCAAACACCTTGGTGACAACCTCACCCTTGGCGGTTGCCATCTTCACATCAAACTTTCCATCAGTCAGTGAGCTGTAGAAAGCCTTGTCGATTGCAGCTGGCGTCACCTCGCGACCAAACCAGTCCTGGGATGAAGCCTTGGCCTTTGCAAGGATCTCCTCCTCATACTTGCGGATAGCCTCCTGCTGAGCCTCAGTCAGCTGGATGGACAGATCTCTGCTCAGGCTCTGGACATCAATCTTGCTGAGCTGAAAGTAGACACTCTCGCCGGTGATCTTCAGGTAGTAACGGCCATCGGGCAGCTTTACTGGTGTTCCAAACTCCATTAACTAATTTCTAGTTTATTATTAATGTCGTGCAACGCATGCTCGTGCACGGAGAATGAAACAGAGCCGCTCAAAAATTATTGCACCAAATCCAATGGTGGGTTTAGGTTCAGGTGCAGTGACTCGTGCTGCATCAACTGCAACCGTCCAGACAGATTTCCAGTCAAGCAGCTCAACCCTATCGGCCTTCCTATAGCAAATGAACCGTTCGAGACGGATAGCGCATCCATGACTAGAACCATCTCAACATCTGAACCAGTCCCCATAATTGGTCGACCATTCGAGCAGCTCACCTACAAGAAACCGAATGTGCTCTACCGTATCCTCCAGGGTGTCCGGGTTTCCCCCAATACATTCAGTATAGGAACCTTTGTTTTTCTGACGGTTGTCCTGGTATGCCTGTTGCTATTGAGTACCCTCGCAATTTTCACTTAAAGGAAATGAGCCCTTGTTATATAGAAGATGGCATCCACCACCACCGACGTTGCAACTGCTCTGGCTTCCCTGCGCGATGAGATCAAGGCTCTTCGCAAGGATCTGCGCAAGGTCAAGCAGCACATTGAGGACCCCAGCGGCGAGAAGGCTAAGGCTCGCTCTCTGAATAACGGATTCCGCAAGCCCCAGAATGTATCACCCGAGCTCAAGGCTTTTCTGAGCATGGGTCCCGAGGACCGCATTTCTCGTGCCGATGTCACCAAGCGCATCAACGAGTATGTGACGGCCGCGGGCCTGAAGAAGGGTCAGCACATCCTTCTGGATGATCAGCTGCGCTCGCTGCTGAACCCTCCCGAGGATGTGCAGCTGACTTTTCTGAACATTCAACGCTACATCAACCCTCACTACATCAAGGAGGTGCCAGTGGTGGCCGCTGAGGCGAGCACTGAGGTACCAACCAAGGTGACTGAGCCTGTGAAGAAGCCAACCCTGAAGAAGGCTCTGCCAAAGGCTTGAATCAAAGGGCTTAAAAATAAAATGCACGTGTAATATAACAAATGGAAGGCACGGACTCTGTGACACTCGTTGAGGCGCCTCAGATGGACCGTTCAAAAATCGAAAAACTCGTGGGTACAAAGGTTAAGAACCTTTCCTTGTACACGCGGGCCTTTACTCATAAGTCGGCACTGAAAAAGTACAAACTCGAGTCGGACAATGAGACGCTCGAGTTTATGGGGGATTCGGTTTTGGGGTTTGTCATTACTCGCTATCTGTTTGACAAGTTTGAGGAGCAAAAGGAGGGTTTCATGACTCGGGCTCGTACTCAGCTTGTGCGCAGTCAGACTCTGGCTAGCTTTGCCAAGATGCTCAACTTGGGAGACTTGATTATGATGGATGACAAGGGTATCAGGAATAACTGGAACAACAACACCAAGGTGCTCGAGGATTGCTTCGAGGCGCTCGTTGGTGCGATATATCTGGATCTGGGGATGGTTCACGCAAAGAGTTTTATCCTTGACGTGATCCAGACTTCTGGGTTTAAATTTGAAGAGGATAACAACTACAAGGATCAGGTTATGCGCTACTGCCAGGCGCACAAGCTGCAATCCCCTGATTATGGAGTAGATGGCAACCACAATGGAACCTTCTGTATCACCCTCAGGGTGGATGGTCATGTCTGGGGCTGTGGCTATGCTCTGACCAAGAAACAGGCTGAGCAAAATGCAGCCCAAATTGCAATCAAGACTATGAAGCTCCAGATCCCGAAGCATGTATAATTTTCTGCGTCAATATCAAATGTTTTCTAGGAAGAAGACCCCACCAACTGAAAAGATTATCAGAAATATGGCCAAGTATGCATCTGGTAACACAGAGGCTCTTAACAAATATAAGCTCAACAATATGTTGCGAACACTTGTACTGGTAGACTCGCGTCTGATGAATAACTACTACCGCAATAACAACAACGGTAGCTGGAAGACTGCTCGGAATACACCTCTTACAACAAAAAACATCAAGGAGAATCTCGGTATTTATGGATACTCTCGGTCGAACATCTATGAGATGCTCTCAAACTACAAAAAGGATCCCAAGAGATATGCTTCTATGCTTAAGTACCGTCTTGGTTAAAGATGTTGAGCGCTCTTACTGTATGCACGAGCGAGTCAAGGAACTCATTGAACAAAATTATGCGGATCAAAAGTCGGATGCGTGGCTAGCTTTGCGCGGTACGATGCTCACAGCGAGTGATGTAGCAACAGCTCTGGGTGATAATCCATATGAAAAGCCGTCGAGTCTGATTGCTAAAAAGTGTGGAGCGGGTAAAAAGTTTGACGGGAATGATGCGACTCGTCACGGTGAAAAGTACGAGCCGGTTGCCAGGGATCTGTACTGCGATAAGACTGGGGAGGTGGCGCACGAGATTGGGCTTGTGCAGCATCGCGAGTACAAGTGGCTTGGGGGATCCCCTGACGGCATCACAGAGAATGGATTACTTATTGAGATTAAGTGTCCGATGTCGCGCAAGATTGAGAACAAGGTGCCCAAGCATTATCTGCCCCAGCTCCAGATTCTGATGGAGATTCTGGATCTGGAGGTGTGCGACTTTATTCAGTACCGACCAGAGCCGTACGAATACATGGTGACACGAGTTGACCGAGATCGCGAGTGGTTCAAAGAGAAGCTACCAATCATGAAGAGCTTTTGGGATGAGGTGTTGTACAAGCGGGAACACGGACTATGTGAGATTGTGTAGTACAGCAATATAATAGACAAGATACCGTCGACATAACAGAAAGATAACCTAATGTAGCCCCCGTGCCTATGGCAAAAGCTTCTAGGAATAAACTCATACTTAGATAGAAGAGACGTACCTTTAATATGAAGTGCATCTTTTGCCATAAGAAACTCGCAATGATCAACTGCAGAGGATGTACTGGGACCTTCTGCAGTGGATGTATTCTGATGGAGGCCCATCAATGTACAGGTATTGAAAAGATGAAAATAGCTAGTAAGGAGAGGCTGGCTGCGAGCCTGCCGGTTGTATGTGCACCAAAGGTGCAAAAGATCTAGCGTCTGAACATGATGATTAGGGCTATTACTACAATTGCAATCAGTACAGTCGGGAATGTATCATCAATCGAATCCATCAATGGAATATCCAACCCCTTCTTTCCATTTCTCACATACGTGACACCCTCATCAAACTCGTATTTGCGAAATGGGTACATCTCAGGCACATTGTCAACCCATAGAGTCTGGGCCATGATGTTGGGGGGCATGAGCTCGAGCTGTGAGCGTGGCTGCTGATCCTTTGGCTCGTCAGCTGATGGGAACTGTGGTTCCTCAATCTCCTGCCAGTCAGAGAATCTGCTAAACATCCCACCATCCTTTGTCACGCCTGGAGCGAAGGATGGGCCTGGGATTGCAGCCTCGATGATACGATTCACTTGGTTATAGGCACCAATATCATTCATTACTTGATACGTACATTTTAGTTCTGACCTTGTCGAGGTGGCGAATCCACATCTCGTCCATGTCTACATTCAGCATATAAGCCAACTGGAATAGATAACTGAAGACATCACCCATCTCCATAAGGATATCCACCCCACGCTCTTTTTTCAGGTTTGTTTTCTTGTAACTCTTCTGATGCTGCCGAATTGCTGATGCGAGTTCACCAACCTCTTCGGTAAACAAAAGCCATACTGTAGGAATCGAAGCCTTGTCCCAACCCTTTGATCTGCAGATGTTATACGTGTCATATTTGAACTGATTCATCTTATATAAACAGAGTTGCTCAGCTCTAAGTGGGTGGAAGAGGATTACGTATACGTGTTTCATCCTTCACAGCCTGATATTTCTTGGGCAGCTGAAGAGTGGTGGGTGGTGCTGGGACGTCAGCCATAGCAATGTATGGCTCCTCGATGGACCATCTGGCAATCAGGAACGCGAGTACAACAAGCAGCCAAGTGTACATTACATTTGACTTATATTATTCTTCAGAAACCAATCCTGCTGATTGGGAGCTTCTTACCGTATGTTGATGTGTTTCCGGGCCACTCTGGGGGTGGCGGCAGCTTGCCGATGTTCTTGTTGTAAATGAGAAACTGAGCAATACGTGGCTTCATAATCTGGACCGCCTCCTTGACACAATCAGAGTTCATGTTGCCAATCTGACGCTCAATATCCGAGTAGGGATCCTGGAAGCTCTTCGCGTAGACAGTCTGCATGAGTACAAAGAGATCACTGGGGTTTTGTGGACCGACGCGCTGGCCAGTCTCACTCATTATAGCCTGACTGATACCTCGCTCGATCTGAGCAATATTCTGCTTCGAGTAGAATCTCATCGAAAGTGGGGTAGATGCTGGAGCAGCCATATGTTGTTATAAAGGGTTAAAAAAATTAGGGGCTACTAACACAATGAAGGTTATCAAACGTTCCGGAGATGAACAAGAAATGCTATTCGACAAGGTTACCCAACGCATCCGTGGACTTTGCACCGGACTCAATGTACAGGCAGATAAGGTGGCTCAAAAAGTATTCACATCAATGTATGACGGCATCAAAACCTCGGATCTCGATGACATCTCAGCTGATGTAGCCATTCACATGCTCACGGATGACCCAGACTACGAGACGTTGGCTACCCGTATCATTGTCAGCAATATGCACAAGAATTGCGCCAAGACTTTTAGCGATTCAATGCTCGGCCTTCACATGAAAGAAATTGTCTCTGATGAGACGATGAAGAATCTAACTCTTGATCTAGATGCAGTGATTGATCATCAACGCGATTACAAGTTTGGTTACTTTGGCATCAAGACGCTCCAGAAGATGTACCTGAACATGTACGAGACGCCACAGTTTATGTTTATGCGGGTGGCTCTGGGTATCCACGGCTCGGACAAGGCTCGAGTCATCGAGACGTACAACCTCATGTCTCAGCACTACTTTACCCACGCAACCCCCACCCTCTTCAATGCTGGCTCGAAGCGGCCCCAGATGTCGAGCTGCTTCCTGATTGCCATGAAGGATGACTCTATCGAGGGTATCTATGACACGATGAAGGATTGTGCTCAGATTTCCAAGTGGTCGGGTGGCATCGGAATGCACATCCACAACGTACGGGCCAAAGGGTCACGGATCCGAGGTACAAACGGCACCTCCGATGGTATCATTCCCATGCTCCGTGTGTTCAATAATACAGCTCGTTACGTGAATCAGGGTGGTCGGCGCAAGGGGTCCATCGCAGTCTACCTCGAGCCATGGCACGCAGATGTCATGGAGTTTTTGGAGCTGCGGCTCAATCAGGGTGACGAAGAGTCTCGGTGCCGCGACTTGTTCACTGCTCTCTGGATCCCTGACCTCTTCATGCAAAAGGTGGAGGCGAATGAGCTGTGGCACCTGATGTGCCCCGATGACTCACCAGGCCTCTCGGATGTGTACGGTGAGGAGTTCAACGAGTTGTACAAGATGTATGTGGTTCAGGGGAGGTACAAGCAGGTGGTCAAGGCTCGGGACGTCTGGAACGCCATGATCAAGAGTCAGGTGGAGACTGGGACGCCTTATATGCTGTACAAGGATGCGTGCAACGCCAAGTCTAATCAGAAGAATATAGGTATGATCAAGTCGAGCAACCTGTGTACCGAGATTGTGGAGGTGTCCACACCCGATGAGACTGCAGTGTGCAACCTGGCATCCATTTGTCTTCCGACGTTTGTAAAGGATGGTGAATTTGACTTTTCTCAACTTCATAATGTGGCGAAGGTTGTGACCGTCAACCTGAACCGGGTCATTGACAAGAACTTTTACCCGACCGAGTCATGCCGCAAGTCAAATATGCGTCACCGGCCAATCGCTATCGGTGTCCAGGGTCTAGCTGATGTCTACATGATGATGGGTCTGTCATTCGATGAGCCCAAGGCTCGCAAACTTAACAAGGAGATCTTTCAACAGATATACCGTGCAGCCCTATTGGCCTCGAGTGATTTGGCAGAGGAAGAAGGACCATACGAAACCTTCGATGGTTCACCCTCCTCAAAGGGTATCCTTCAACCGGATATGTGGGGTGTAAACACGGAGAATTTTGCTTTCATCAAGCAGTGTATCGCTAAAAACGGTCTGCGTAACTCGCTTCTGGTGGCGCCCATGCCGACTGCCTCGACCGCTCAGATTATGGGCAATAACGAGGCGTTCGAGCCGTACACAACAAACATCTATCTGCGCCGAACCCTTGCTGGTGAGTTTGTGATGGTGAACAAGCATCTGGTGCGGGATCTCCAGAAGATTGACAAGTGGAACAAGGAGACTAAGGATCAGATTATTCGAGATGGCGGGAGTGTCCAGGCTTTGGACATTCCTGACAAGTTGAAGGGTATTTACAAGACTGTGTGGGAGATTTCATCTCGCTCGATTATTGACATGGCAGCGGAGCGTGGGCCGTACATCGACCAGTCGCAGTCGATGAATCTATTTGTCGAGAATCCCACCACCGCCAAGCTCTCGAGCATCCACATGCACTCGTGGAAGAGCGGGCTCAAGACGGGTATGTACTATCTGCGCACACGCGCCAAGGCCAAGCCTGTGCAGGTGACTCTCGATCCTGAGGTGTGCCGACGCGACAACCCCGATGGGTGCCTGATGTGCTCAGGCTAACGAAACACCTTCATGAATCCCCGCACATTTACAGCGAAAATTACAGCCACTATAAGCAAAATCAGCCAAAGATTGCTCGTTTTTCGTGTACGATCTGGCTGGTTTGGCAACCGTATATAACTAGAAGTTTGCTCACCTGCGAGCGCCTGCATCTCCTCCATCTTCTTCTTTACAAGTTCTTCGACAGTCGGGATGTCAGTCTCAGCCATTACTTCTTGTCAACATTTTTGTCAAACTTGAAACACTCCCAGAGTTTTGATGCTCGCTTTGACAACTCGGAGAATTCATCAATTGTATACTGGCTCCCCATACTACGATTACATGAGGCACAGATTGGCCTGAGGTTGTCGAGATCAGTCTTGCCACCTTTGCATTCTGGTATATCATGACCAGTCTCAAAGTTGAAGGGAGTCATCATATTCTCACACCAAGTCACTTTGCACTTGTTCTTGAAAGTCTCCCCACAGTATATAAGCCACACTTGCTCACGCAAAGCCTTGGGAATCTTCTTCTTCATTATGGATGCATGAAGACGTATTCCTTAATAGGGGGTGTAAAATAGTCGGGATAGGGCTCCATTTGCAGTGGCTGACCAAACAACCAGTGCCATATATACTCCATCATTACAGCATCCTTTTTAGAATCTCCATGCATTACCA